TTTCATTTGTTGCTAACTTGTATCCACGATAAGGAAAACCAATCAGTTCTTCCAGAAGTGCAAACAGATAAATTTTATGTCAAAGAAACCGTCTTCCAGGTTCCCCAAGCACCATTCCACCATTTTATTCTAAACACTAAAAAACCACCATAGTTATTAGTCCTAAATTGTACTGTTGACTGTCCCAGGTTATGACTGAAGACAAGAAGCGTTTGATCATTGTATGAAGTGCCTTTTATTGCATATACTCCAGGCTCATACACTTTATCAATATCGTTTTCAGTTTCTAACTGGATATACCCTTTTCCTTTAAATATAGTACTACTGCTAACTCCTAACAGTCCTTCCAGGCATGAACCAATTGGAATTTTTCGTTAAAAAGATTTCCAATCAGTCCATAAGTTATCTGTATTTGAGTTTTTAACTCTATATTTAGCTCCTGTTGCATTATATAGTTTTTGTACGACCCCACCCGCACCATCGAAGGCATTAAATACGACCAAGGTTCCCCATACACCTTGTTTCGGCTTAACTTTATAAATACCCATTTCTATTACAGTATCCAACGCACCCGTTTCGTCATAAGATGTTACGTTGACATCGCCTCTGAACATAAATGGAAATAGTTTCAAACTTGTGAATAGTCCTTCCAGTACTGAGGCATTGGCTTTCAACGCCTCACTTAATTCCATCTTTTCCATAATATTTTTTATTTACCAGTTTCAGTTTCCAAATTGTTTTTCTTATAATCCTGCCATGAGTCGGCAAGCTGCCCCACCGAAGCGGAAGTGTAGAGGTCAAGTATATGAATCTCGTCATCGGCAAGCTCCACAAGCTCGTTCCGATAGATCTTCTCCGCAAGCACGTGCGCCGGAAGACCGGGCACGTTCCTGTAAATGCCGTCAGCAATATCCTTACGGATATCCGCTATCACCATATCCTGTCTGTCTATCCCCGTGAACAGGGGAAATTTTGTAAAATCAACTTTCATAATCATTATAATTTTAAGTCCAAAAACCAATCCAGTTCATGAACCATCTGTTATTATACTTGTCATAATATATTGCTGTAGCACTTGATGGCATCAAGTACATCGAAGTGCTCAGCTCTCCTGATTCCCAGCCTACCAGATTTGTTCCGACTACGTACACATTGCCGTTTGACGTGTTCCTGATCCAATAGAACTGCCCGTCCTCCGCAGTGGTCGGCAGCCTGAGTGTAATACCGGCTTTAATGGCCAGCACGACACTGTCCATCTCCGTCAGTGTCGCATTGGCATTTATTCTGCGTAATCTCAGCCTAAAGCCGCATACATCCCCTTTAGGAATATAAAGAGCGTGGTTTCCTGTAAACTGGAGGCGGTCGTCATCATAAGCGTGCGAGCCCTCTACGGATACAAACAATCCAGCGTTGCCGTAAAGCGTCGAGTTGATGTTCCTGTTCACCTCAATGCGCACAGGGGTGGAGAACGACCCTCCGTTAGACGATGGCATCGTTTCGGCTCCGATGAATACCTTTGAATATTCCCCCATGAACCTTATCAGCCCAGCTGTAAGGAGCATGGAGTCGAAGCCAGAGGTAGCCTCCAGACTTGCGGAATCTATGGCGAAACCTCCTATGTTTCCTTCATCCGCCGTGATTTTTCCGCTGATGTCCACATTGACCGCCCTGATACCGTCCGCATCAATCATGGACGCCTTGATCTTCTCGGTCAACAACAGCTTGGTGGCGATAAAAGTCCAGCTCTGTGCTACTTCCCAGTATTTTATTTTTCCCGAAGCCACATTCTGTTTGGGGGGTTCCGTCGAAACCGACGTATGCGAACGGATGCACAGGTACAGCAGGTTGTCATAAAGTACAATGTCGTAAAACTGCTGTCCTTGCTTGCCCTCCAGGTAAGACACAGACGCCCCCCATACACGCATACGCATGCGCGCTCCCTTATCTCCCTTGTCACCTTTTGGAGCAAAACTGACCTGTCCGGTTCTAGTCACCAACGGCATATCACCTCCTTATTCCTTGGTTGTGATGGTCCATGCCACGTTGCCTCCTGCCTGCTGGCACATGTCCCAAGTACACGTGCCGGAAGTGGCTGCTGTACCGGAAGTAGACGGGTTAAGGACTACTCCTGCACTGTCCATGAACACGAAATAGAAAGTCATGTCCTTGTACTTGGTGGTACTTCCACGCTTGACCAGAATGGGCTTATAGACCACCGTGTCACCACTTTCCCGGATGGTCTCGTCCTCGGGCGTGGGATTCAGGATCAAATCAAACGGATCGGACGCATCCATTACGGACTGCGTGTCCTGACCGATGAGCTTGCCGCCCTGGTACACCTCCACTCTGAACACACCTGTCGTGTCAACCATATCGTTGGTGACGGTCAATGTCTGTGTGGTCTTTCCGTTCAGCACGTTCCACGCACCGTTGACCTGGTTGTACCACTTGTACGCCAGTCCGGTAGTGATCTCGTCACTGCCCATGCGCGCTACGGCTTTCAGAATGCAGCTCTGCCCTTTGTCCCGAAGGGTAAAATACTTGTTGTCACCGGCAATGATCGTCACATGCTTTTGGTTTCCGACCCCCTTGGTGATGGGGATGCTATAGACGAACTGGACGGTGTCGCTGGTATTCCCAACGGTCACGGTGGCTTCACCCTTGATGGTACAAGAGGCCGCTCCGCTCGCCTTGACCAGATTCTTGACGATCTGCAATCCGTAGTAATCCGTCGTACCGGGCTGGTAAGGGATAAACTTGAAATGTCCCGTCTCACCGCCAAACGTGTTGGTGGAGACATTGCCCGAGAACTTGATCTCGACATCATTGAAATACCATTTCATGGAGGAAGGAACCACCAGCCCTTCCGCCACCCGCGAAGAGGTGAGAATGAAGGACAAGACGGGCTTGAGCGAAGCGAAATCCGGTGCGATGTTCGTCGGCGCGGACGCTTCGCCCATATACTCCTGATACAGATCTCCCTGGTTACACTGGATGGCAGGCATGTATACGCCGCCCTTTTGCGAAAATATGACCTGTCCGGTCGCGCTGGCCAAACTCATGACGCTCCTCCTTCCCCGGTCGTTTCCGTACTATCCGTGCCTTCGGAGCTTTCGGTGTTGTCCTCCCCCCAAGAGGCAGGTGTGAATACTTCGACGGGATGGTCCGTACCGTCTATCTCTTCTTTCGCCGCCTGCGGGGTCAGGCAGATGCCGCCCGCTTCCTTGGCCCTGTCAAATACCGTGTCGCCGGGGAAACGTGCCACGTCCGCCTGCCACAATAATACATTGCCATCCGCTGTCCTGTTGCGGATATCGGTCAGATGCAACCGGTCGGCAACCTCCTTCGTTACTTTAATGTAAAATGCCATAATTCTATTGTTTTTAATGTTATCCAAATTTTCTTACTACTACCGCCTTGCCCCCCTGTGTGAGCACCTTGCCGCCTTGTGTCAGCGCCACGTAAGGGCCTCTGTCCTCCACCTCCAGCTTTAACATCATGTCGTTGCTGAAAGGTATCCTGGGAGAGTATCCGTCGGCAACCTTGGCATATCCGGCATCTCCGCTCTTCTTGACGTACCAGTGGCAGTTAAACATGGCGGATGGATTCGGGATAACCCCCATGGTATCCCGAATGACGGGTCTGGGAAAGATGGCGTAAGTCCCATCCGGAACACCCGTAGGTACGCCCTCCCAGTCGGCTTCAATCTTCGGAATCCTGCGGCGTATCACCGTAGAGACTGCCGGGTCCGATGTGCCCGGGGTTGATGCCGGAGTCCCGGAAGCCGCATAGGTGGCTTTGCAGACAATCGTGATGTCATCACCTATATAATTGCGGTCAATCTTATATACATTCTTGTTCAGTGATACAAACTCCCAGTCGTTGTCACCCGCTCCTGTGGTTATCGCCTCCAGCGCTCCCGTAGACAACAGACGGTACCAGAAGAACTTGCATTTGCCCGTAGCCGTCACGTCCGTGTCGCCTACCATCAGTTTAGCCGTGATGGTCTGTGCGGTGATGTCACGCACCGGGTTCCAGTCCAGCGTGGACGGGCTGTCTATCGTCAATACGGGGATCGCATCCGTACCGTCAACCGCGCGGACAAGACGGCTCATCTGAAAAGTAAACAGCTGTCCGGTACGTGTGTCGGCATATTCCGCGTAAAACTCCAGCGTGACGGGTTTTAGGACGGTGACATTTTTTTTCATTGTGATCTGTCCCTTGCTGTCACCGGACTCCGTAATGCTGTAGCCTGTGTTTGTCGATGTGATAAGTGTGCGTGTGGTTCCGATGCGCTCGTACCACTTCATGTTGGTCAGCCTGGAGTTGACCGCCCCGATTTTAGTCACCGCTTCCGGATCGGTGGCGTTGCACCGCGGAAACAGGACCAGCGGTGTCAGCGTATAGTCCGGAGTGTATTCAGCTTTGTCAGCCTGGTAGACCTGCATGTCCGGCACGCTGCCCACCACCTCGATGTTACAACTGGTTTGTAACAGCCGGTAGTTGATTTCTATTTTTCGTTGCTTTGTTGCCATTGTATAAAACCATTTTAAAATGTTACAAAATTCTCCGCCACTTCAAACTGCTGCCCGTCACGCAATAACGCCTGTGCTTTAAACGTACACACCCGCATGTTGGTATAATTCGGTCCGAGATCATCTATCGTCAGAGGAAGATTTTTCCCAGCGCCGGCACGCTTCACCGCCCATGCGTTATCTTCTGATACATTCCCGGTATCACGCGTCCAGCTCACATCAGCGTCAAGTATATGATCTGTCACGTCACGGTTGTACAGCTTGCCGGTAATATATAGCGTTGTGGAAAAAGTCTCGATATCAAAATACCACCCCTTTGTGCTGCCGATCTCTATCGTAAATTCCGGGTTCCCTTCCAGCATCGCCCATCCGGCCGCCGCATATTGCGGTTCGTCGGCTGTTCCCGTCATCAGGCACTTCCATTTGCAGCCGTAGTGCCAAACCGTGTCCGCCCGCTCCTGCGTATTGGTGTAAGGATTGTCAGAGGACGCGACTTCGGCCGACCAAAAGCCACGGTCCACCAGTTCCTGTACGGGCAGTCCCTGCCAGTCCACACGGTAAAGTTCACCGAAGATGCCGGCACGGGCGAATATGTACGAGTGCTTATAGTTGACGGGGAGATTGTCAAACAAATCCAAATTGGGCAAACGCCCCAATATCATGTAATAGTTGTTCTGTTCCAAGACAGGCTTCGTTACTCCTTCCAGCCAGACAAGACATTTATCCGTGGTGGCGGACAAATACCAGTAGCTTTGCCTGTCCTCATTGAAGGCGTTTCCTCTTCTGGTAATGATCGTCAACTCTGTGGGAGGATAGTTTTTACCGCCCGGCACCTCACTGTCCGGGTATGACAACACCGAGATGGAGTTGGCCGGGACATTCTTGGACAGCACGCGCATCCACGAGGCGTAATACTCCCCCGTTGAAAAGAGGTTGTTTACAATCCCGTACACTATATCACCCTCCTGGAATGCGGTGAAGTCATTCTCCCAGCGCTTGCGCAATTTCAGGGTATAAGTTCCGTCGCTCTCTAAAGCCACGGACTCAATGACTCCGTTCTCGGAATATGAGGTGTCGCCTTCCTGTGCGTTCAGACGGTTATAGATGATTTCCTTGAACACTGCGGAGCCGCGTACCTCAAGACGCTCGAACTGACCGCGCCCGTCAGGATAGATACCGGCACCTTTACCGGCAATCATGGAGTCGATGAACTTGCCGAACTTCAATAAGAAATTTGTTCCGTCCGCTTGATCCTTACGAAGGAACATTACTAAGGAGCGCAATGCGGAATACACGTTACTATCCGTGGCCGGTGTAGAGTCATTCCTTCTTATCACATACACACCGCTGCCACCATCGCCCGTATAGGTCTGTCCCTTTAGGGTAAGGCTCTCAACCTTTTCCTCCAGCTCCCCGATACGAGAATAGGCGGCGGTTTCCCCGACAGTATATATAGGGGAATCATAAGCTAAATCAAGATTGAATTCAAATCCGATAACCCTTGACTGCCTTCCGTTCTCGAAATAAGCCTTGTTGATAAGGTTGACCTTTTGACCGATGCTGTAGAGGTTGTGAATGCCATCCTCACGGTATGCGTCATTTGACATCATCGTGCAGCCATAGGTACTCGGGTCTATCTTGGATTTGGCAGCGTACTTTTCAGTCTTTTCCTTCAGCTCCTGCTCGGCGGCACCCACAAGCCCAAGTTCGGTTATTTTCGTGCTGTCCCAGCCGGAAAGCACATATTCATCTCCATCCTGGGGAAAGAGCACATCACCAGGAAGCGGTCTGCCATAGTCCTCATTCCTGACTATCTCCCAAAGCTGTGCCTCAGGGTTCCATCCGCCATCCTCCAATATCTCCGGCTTTCCCTCAGGATTGAACTTCACGGCAAACTCCAAACCGTTGAGAAGTCCGGACGCGAAATGTATCCTCAGCTCCTGACCGGGGAGGATATATTTCTCGGAAAAGTTAACACCCGTGTCCCTAAAGCGGTAGGCATTCCATTTTTCCTCGGTGGTTGTGCCGTCCTCATTCTCCACCTTGTCCGTCACTTCGATAGTGGTGACATCCGACATGATGCCCGTTCTTCGGGGATAGACTTCATCGAAGATAACCACCTGCTCGACGGCTTCCTCGGTAGTCATATCAGGATAAGCGTCAATGTAAGGAGTGCCTTCGGGAAGCATTAAGCGTTTTTGCACCACGCCGTTCACAACCACGGTCTCATCAACCGGACGGTAGTCAGATGGGATATTCTTTGTTGAGCCGAAAGCGTAGATACGGGTGGCATAGGTGGACTGGGATTCTGACTGTGACATTTCCTGCACGTTTTTCCCGATCTCGAAAATCACCGCATCGCCGGACTCACAACGCCCGAAATGGATGATGTTTTCAGTCACCCAGCATTCGCAATCCCATTTCTTTGCCATCTCAAAACAAGCGTCAAGGATGTTGATGCTGTCGTAACTCATCAACTGGGACTTGTTTTCGACTGTGGAATCAATGGAGAAAACAAAATCCTGTCCTTTGTATATGTAACCAAGAGCTTTCAAATTTCTAAGGACTATACCGGCTTGTACGTCAAGCGGAGCGGTCAGGTTCCAGGACGCCTCCTGTCCGGTCGTCTCCGGGGTATATTTGAAGATTTTGTTTTTCCATTTCCAGTAGTAGGCGTCAAGTCTTAATTCGTAATCGTAGCCGGCGGTATTGGTGTTGAATGCGGGCTTCTGCAAGTCGCACACCTCGAACAATCCGAAGTTACATTCCACGTATGAGCCAAGTTTGAAATATATGGGATTCTCTAAGGAGAACTTTAACATGATGTAGTCCTCCTTCATCAGAGTGAACTTACGCTTGCAGCCTTCATTGATCAAAGTTGTAAGCAGGATAGCACCGGATATGTCTTTGATGTCGATTTGTTCCATAATTAAGTTTTGTGTGCCTTTACACAATGCTGAACAAAAGTATATATTTTATTTGAAAATCAAATATAATGTCAAGGGGAATTTCTGTTATTGGGATTAGGCTCATTCAGCTTCAGCACGAATTTTCCTATGCCTTGCATGAATTGGCTGAACTGGTTACAGGAAATATAAATAGTCCTGTAAACTATATTGGGCTGATACTTTGTCTTTATTTCAAGTATTCCTTTATCCAACTCATTACAAAAGCTGTCATACCTTGCAAAGAATGTATCTTTATCAGGGGCTGTCAGGTTTATCTGTAATGTAAGATCGCGCTCGTCCTTTTTGGGATCAGCTGTTATCACACGCTTTCCATGCTCCATTCGGCTCTTGTTCTCAATGAACTCCTTATTGGGTGCTGGGGTCATGAGGGCGGACAGTGCAGTGTCATCCATGCTTATTCCCCATGTGGTATAAGCGTCCTTTCCATTAATAAACAGTTCTTCTTGTGGCATATTTATATACTTTTTGTATTTTTCGCTATTTCGTCAAGCTTGTCTCCAAACTTATAAATTAGTTTGGTGTATTTGTTAATACTTTCAAGGTGACCGTTGGATGAAATCATCAGATTTCTTATCTCAGTCAACATTGTATTGTTGTCTTTGGCAAATGAGGATATGGCTTGTGCCACCGCCAGCGTATTCAGCATGGCATTTTTTATTTCTTCTCCTGCAATCTGCAATGCTGTAAACCTACCGTTCAACTCTTCGCCAGTATCTTGACTCATTGCCTGAAAACCTTTGGATGAAGCTGACTGGGATGTTGATTCTTGCGAAATCTTGTCATATCCGGTTACTGCGGCAAGCTCGTCACGGAGCTTCATGGCTTCGTCCACATAACCCATGTATTCATCCATCAGCTCCTTACGCTCATTATTGTCAAGCGTACCATCATCCTTCATGGCTTCACCGAATTTATCATACCATGTCCTCAGTTTGTCACTAAACTGTTCACCGATGGCATTTGACAGCATCGCCTGCATGAAATATTTGGATATGTCATCAGCAAAATCCTCCGCACTCTTCTCCATATCCATCAGACTGCTTATAAAACTGTCATACATGGAATCGAATGACATTCCGATCAGGCCCTCATAAAGACTGTCGGTCAGTTCTTCCAGTTTTCCTGCCTGCTCTATATAATCATCCAGCTTGTCGGTAACACGCTCACCGTAACCTCCCTTACCAGAAGATTCCATGATATCCCATAACCATACGTCCGACCGTAGAGCCTTCATCTGTTCGGGGGTCAGATTCCACAAGGAATCGGTGCCGGAGAAATCCTGCATGCCGGTAGCTTTTCTTGCGTGTTCCAGCATTTCATCCGTCCATTTCAGATAATGCTGCCAGCTGCCGTGGCTCTTATGATATCCGGCTTGCTCCTTTGCTATTTGCAGATAGTTTTTATTGACTTCCTCCTGATACTTTACAGCTTCCCTGTAAGATTCAACCGATTTCATTCCCTTGCTTGCCTTCATCTCGTCAGTCAGATCCTCGATGGCCGTTTGCAAAGTTCCATTCCTGTCCGTCAGCCTGTCTATCGTTTCCTGTACTTCCTTGGCGTTTCCACCTATTCCAAACAAGGAGTTGAAGCCTCCGAATGAGATTGCGTTCAGGATGTTTCCTATGCCGTTCCTCAATGACTTGCCGATTGTGACAAACAAATCCCCTGACAAGACATCACCGATAATTCCACTGACAGCGTTCAGAACAGCATCAAGCAGACCACCGACAAGATCACTTAATCCGTCTTTGAGTACGTCAATGATGGACAGAATCCATCCGACAATGGGGACCTCCTTAAGAGATTCTGACGTTTTTCCTATGACATCCTTGAATCCGTTCACGGTTTTGATAATTCCGCTATATGCGTTATACAATCCACCGGATGAAATCTGCTGCAAGCCTCCCAATAAATTTTCCATGCTTGCTTTCAGTATGGTGGCAGTATCAGTCACATTACGCTGGGCCTGATTGGCGATATCAGTCTGTGTCTTCACATTGGCGGATGCAATGTCAGCATTCTGCCGTGCTGTTTCAAGAGCGTTTGCTGCGGCTTGTTTCTCACTTTCCGTTCCGCCCTTCTGCGCTTTGGTGTAATCATCCTGTGATTTCTTTAGTCTTTCCAAAGCAGCTGTTTCAATCCCTATGGCACTGATACGATTCTGTTCTGCTATTTGATAGGCTTTTACATCCTCTCCAAGTTTCTTGAAGTTGACTCCACTTGTACCACCCAAAGACTTTTCCATCTGGCTGATGGCGTCAATCAATGATTTCTGGCTTGCCTGATCGGAGTTCTTGAACTTGTCAGTCCGTACATATTTTTTCGCTTCGTCCAAGGCGGGCTTTATCATGTCGGAAAACATGGAACCAAACTCACCGAACACAGTAACCCAATCTATATTGGCTTTTATGGCTTCTGTTTCCTTGTTCTGTATGGCAACATCACGTTGTTTCTCCAGTAACTTTACTTGTGCACTATTAACACCGTTTTCTTCCTGTGCTTTCCTTATTTTTTCCGCATACTCTTGGGCGATAGCCAATTTCTGCTGCTGGAACGTGCCATATTCTTTCAAGTAGTCGTTCAAAGCCTGTTGTTCGGCTTTCAGCTGTCCTTCAGTTACATCGGAAATATCTTTATCTCTCATACTTTCGGCATTGGTATAAGCTTCTGAAATTTTCTGTGCCTGCTTGTCGGTCAGCTTACCGTTACCGGCTTCGCTCCATTCTTCCTCCTGTTTTCTTATCGCATCAATCTGTTTCTGATAATCAAGGTCAATCTGTTTCAACTTCTTTTCCGTGCCTTCTCTCATCAGGTTGATTTCATCCTGTTGGTTCTGACGGTGAAGTGAAAGAAGTTGCCCGTCCAGCTTTTCCTGATTTTCTTTTTGCTTTTTTGCTAGATTTTCCTGTCTGGTCAGTGCGCTTCCGGTTACTCCGCCCAGCTCCTTGTATGTCTTTTCGGATGCCTCCATCTTATCTTTGGCTTCTTTCACCTGTTTCGATGTAGCCGTCTGATCTTTGATTAAGGCCTCATACCCTTTTTTCGCTTTCTCCCATTCGACTTTAGCATTTGCCAAATCCTCTTGATATGTAGTTTCTTGTGTTTCCTGTCTGTTCTCAACTTCCAATTGGGTATTGATTTCTGACAAGACATCTTTTCTTGCGTTTGCCAATTCATTCTTCAGGTCTTCGATACGCTGTGCCTGAACCTTCATTTCGGAACGGTTGTTCTCTTTCCTTGCCAGATTATAAGCCCATTCTGCACTTTTTATTTGTTGTTCCAAAGATTCGACTATAGCCTGTTTTGACTGTGTTCTGGATTTTGAAACCTCTTCATTATATGCCTTCCAAAACCCAGTCAAGTCATGTATATGACCTTTCTCATCGACATACTTCTTAAAGAGTACAGGATATAGTTTCTCAATGTCTTTTAAGGCTTTAAGTTTAGTGGTCTCGGCTTCCACCTCGCTATTAATGGTGCTAACAAGACCTTCCAAAGTACGTTTCCGATCTTCTTCGTCCGTGTCGAGTTTTTCTATTTTCTTGTTGTACGAGTCCAAAGCACGTTCAGCAGATGTTGTGCTGTCGGATAATGCCCACATGGCAGCTCCAAGCCCTACAACTGCCGTTGCCAATAACACATACGGATTAGTAAGCATGACAGCGTTCAACGCTTTTTGTGCTGTTGTCTGCAAGACCAGCCATCCGTAGTGGGCACGTTCCGCTACAGTCAGGGCCGCTATGCCGGAGGTTTGAAGCGACTGAATGGCTGTTACGACCATGACTGCAACCCTGTATGAACCGTATGTAGCAACAAGTCCGGTCAATAACCGACCTACCTTCTCATAGTTCTCCACCAGATAAGACATGCCGGACAAGGTCTTGTTGATGACACCCTCGTTTTGTTTTCCGATTTTATTGAACATGGTGTCAATTGCATCTTCGATATTGCTTATTTGTCCGGTAATGGTTTTGGATTGTGCTTCCATCAGACCGCCGAATTTGCAGCCTTCATTGGTCATGGATTCAATGGCCTTCTGCACTTCGGGGAATCCTACTTTTCCTGCTGTCACAAGTTCGCTTACCTTGTCTTTGGTTACTCCGAATTGTTTGGCAAGTTCATCGGCCAATGGAATTCCACGTCCCATAAACTGACGTAGGTCCTGTGTGAAGAGCCTTCCTTGTGTCATGGTGGTACCATACAGCCAGACCAGATCGTTCAAAGGGATGGATAGTCCTGCCGCGATATCCCCAAGCCGGACAAGCGTATCATTCACATCTTTAGCCTCCGTACCATAGGCTAACAGTTGTTTCGCACCATTGGCTACATCCTGAAGGTTAAATGGAGTGATGGCGGCGGTACGTACCAGTTGGGACATTAGTGTGTCCGCCTGTCCCTTGTTTCCAAGCATTGTCTGGAATGCCACTTCAAGCTGCTGGAACTCGCCACGTACACGAGCTATGTCACTGATGAGCTGCTGCGCTCCAAGACTGATTCCGAAAGTGGCTGCGGCCGTGGTCAGTCTTCCGAATATCTTCTCAATACTCAGCCCGCTTTCTTCAATTTGTCTTGATGTGTTGCGTACTCCGTTGCGTGCTTCCTCTAGCTTGCGTAAAAAGTTGGAGTTATCCCCAGTTATATCAAAATGCAATCCAGCCATAGTCTTTTCGATTTGATGGGTATCATGTGCATTGACATGACATTTGTTCTATTTTTCTTGTTATAAAATTATAGACCCCGTAATTTTTTTGACCGATTATGAAAATATTGTTCTGTTTTTCCGATTCATTCCTCAAGCAGGGCTTTGATACGTTCCCTGTTCTTTGGATTCCCGGCATCGATTATTTCTTCTGAACCAGATATTCCGAGTTGTTTCATTTCGTCAGAGGACAGATATACAGTCGTGATGGCATCAGCCATTAACATCCTTAGATTGATATAGCTGATGCCCCATACCACATAATCAAAAGTCCATCCGTATCTTTGGCAGGCAAAGTCTATCATTGTTCCGTAGGTGCTGTTGCCTCCGAATGAGATACTGCTATTGTCCTTTTTTACTTTGGCTATCCGTTTTCTTTCCGTATTTTCTTTGTCTATTCCGAAATGCCGCAGGAAGGTATCCATATTATCACTTGTAAGAATGAGAACCAGTATGGTAGCAAGTTCCTCCTCAGAGAGTGTTCGGGAAAACAATTTTGTACGCTTATCCACCTTGCTATTGTCGAACAAATCGTTCTTCCGGTTGAACGTGGAGTAGGAGAGTATGCGGCAGACAATATCACGTTTCGTTTTGCAGATCCTTATGGCTTCCATATAAGGATTGGTGGAAACAACCTGTTTGCTTATTTCGAGGGAATCAAATAATCTGGCCAAAAGATACATTTTGCCGAGTGTGACGGGATGGATAAAGAAAGACCGCTTGCCAACGGTAAAGCCGGCAGGTCTTTCCATGATGGCGTCGGCCACATCCATCTCAATATTTCGCTCTTTGTCATTCATAAATCATAAATTTGATGCAGGTTTATCCTCCAACCTGTAAAGGACGTCTTTCCGTTTGCCTGTTCTCTGAATGGAAAATTATCATCCGGCAGAAGTGTACACCGCGTTTACTTCAACTGTTTCCCCATCTTTAACAGTAGCGGATGTCTGTGTAGGCAGTGTTTTTCCTTCGATATCTTTATATATGATTGTCACAAGACCGGCTTTTGTGGTAATTGAAGTACCGCTATGATGCCAGTCCGTTTCTGTAGATAATTTCCACATGCCGGCTCCGCCATCATCTGTGATGATCACTCGAAGGCTGCCGGCACCATTAAAATTTACGACTTCGAATTTTACCTGATTGCCGGTCTTAGGTTTCAATACGTCAGCGGTATATTTCCACTTGGTGCCATTATCTGTGTCGTATGTATCCTCCAAGGACAACACGCTTCTGTCGATTATGATACCTTCAACAGTTTTGTCTTCAGGCTGGAGCTTGACAGCGTATTCACCTGTAATCACACCATCTGTATCTTCCACCGGTTTTCTACGGCCTTTGCCAGCCCGGATTTCAAACTCAAACGTATAGGTGTTTGCCGCATACTTGACAGCCTCGTTTTCTCCACCTTCAATCTTGGCCTCTTTCTTCGCACCTTTTGTAGGTGTCAATTTTGTAGAGTTCTCGACAGGTGTCGGTATATCAATCCAAGATGAAGGAGCTTCTCCGCTGCTTTGCAGCTTTCCAATTTTGATAGTACATTTTCCCCAAGATAATTCCATGATCTTATTCGTTATTGAATGAATATAATAGTTTATTGTTAATGAAGTGCTCGTTCTTTCCGTTCACTTCAAGCACCCTTTGTTTATTCAGCGTGAAGCGGTAGCTTTCTCCATGCCCTGTTTCCAATACTTGGATAGCGACTTTGCAAAGTTCTCTACAGCGTGCATCATTCATTTCCGCCTCGCCATTACGGATATTGTCCTTTACATAAATGTTCACATTCACGAAAGCTTCCTGTATCTGTCCGCTTCCATTTTCAAGGATTGATATGACTATATCCTCCCTGTCAGAGTTGGATGGTCTTTTTGATGCCTTGCAAAGTTTTCCGTTCACGACTTTTTCCAAAAGGGAACCTTTGATGTGTTTGTAAATATCATCTTTGATTTCAATATCAGACTTCATCATGATGCAAGTTGCTTTTTCAGTTTACTCATCATTCCCGGTAGTTCCTTTCTTGCAAACAGTTCGGCGGATGCAAGTACATTCTTATTTTCCATTGCTTCCACAAATTCAGCATAGTTCATTCCGGCTACTACAACAAGTGCGTAGCCATTCGCGAATTTTTTAGACAATTCCTCAATAAGTGCTTTGCCTTTCCTGACTCCCTCATTACCTTGTCGTACTTGTGTGAAATCTGAGTATTCAAGTATTTTTCCGTTGTGGATGATGGCATAGCCAATCGAACTGCGCAAGTTTCCTGACCGGTCATACCAGCTTATCTCCTGCGGTCTGTTCCTTGCTTCGATCACACACAATTCTCCAAGGTAGGAGAGGGCGCGGACAGTTAACACTTCAACACGTTCTTTTTCCTTATTGATAAGGGTGTCTATCCGACTTGCAGGTGTCGTCATTTTTATACCCATAGTTTCGCATATAGTTGATAACGATGAAACCCTTTGACCTCACATTCTCTAACGATATCTCCTGACAGGAATAACTTCACACGATCTCCAACAGTAAATTCCCGGCATTCAGCATCAAGACGTATCGTGGCTGAATAGGTACGGACTGCTCCGTCCTCAAATTGCTTTTGTTCAGCTTTTCCGGCCGGAACATTCCGGCATGGGATATCACCTTCCCATCGGCTTTCACCCTGGTGGTAATCGCCGTTCTTGTCTTCGTAACCGGGAGCGGTAATAAGATATTGCAGCTTATGTGGTCTATCATCAAGTATCATGATTATTTTCCTATATAGACTATCGGTTCACCAATGTTTTTTTCTGTTTCGCCTATTGAATTATAGATGCCGTTGGCTAACGTCAGTATATTATCCTTGTCAGATAGACTTAAGGAAACATCTCCTTCTGTAAAGTTGGGCATCTGAATCAGGCTCATGAGACAGTCGGCCACAGCACCTTTGAACGGTTTGCTTTTAAGAATGTCGATGGTGCATATTTCATTTCTGTCCAGACTTCTTTCAAGCAAACGGTTTTCAAAGAAGCCACTACTTAATTTGTAGTGGACTTCATCTTTCAATGCTTGCAGGACCGTTTTCATACATTATTCAGATTTGTGTGATTCTACTGTGGCTTTTAAAGTGGCTTCATCTTCATCGTTCAGTTCGTTGACACGGGCGATGATCTTTTCATCGGCAGATTTCGCAGTCAGCTTGCCACCAGTTATCTTGTTAAGCTCCTGAACGAACTCCGTTTTTTTGTAGGTATCTCCCCAGATGGTGACTTTCACATCTGTTGAATCTTGGGCCTCCTTTTCTGCGTCAACAGTTTGTGCATCGGTGATATCCTGATAATAAATCTGGTCTACTCCTTCAATCACGGTAAGCGCAAGCATCTGTCCAGCGGTAGTTTCCACCAAAGGGTTAGCGGTTCTGAAACGGCTGATAAGTTTCATCTCATCAACTGTGGTATAAACCACTCCTTCCACCGGGCTTGTCTTTTCTGCTAATGTCCCCCAGACCAAACTGCCGACATTTTCGGTAGTCAGATAAACCAAGCGGTTTGCGTTCCACGGTTTGTAAGCCTTGCGTACACCGTTTTTCTCATAAATGATCGAACGGTCAATCTTCAGGAATCTGACACCGTTATATTGGTCGGCGAAAGCCTCGTCAAACAATGATGAGGTAGGAGTGGGCAGCGAGGTATCACTGTCGAAAATCTGCCCTCTGTATGTGGCGGCGAGTTCTTTGGCTCCTTGTGTCTGGCGCAGTTTTTTGTAGGTTGACAGGGCGATACAGATGACTGATATGGAATTGCCGTCTCCGTCAGCTGCGGCGAGCACACGTTCTATGTCATCCAAGGTTATCTCGCCGGGAGTGGTCACACCAAATCCGTTTTTCGGCAGGTAACCGAAATTGACACGCAGTGCTGTTCCGACATTGGTCAGATCCTCAACCGCTACAACCCCCTCGCATAAGGCTGTCAGAAAATTCGCCTCATTGGATTCGTCCAGCCCGATGGAGCAGAACAAAGGGTCTTCCGTCAGTTTGGATGCTATTTGTGTCCATTTTGCACCCTGGGCCTTCATGATGTTGATGGTATTGATGTCGGATTCTTCCATTACACGGGAGATACCCTGTTTGGGCAGTGTGCCGCTGGCATGGGCCAGTGAATCACGCTTCTTGATGGGAAGCGGAGAGTTCATGGAAACGGTGTCCGCTCTTACGTATGTGGTATCGACAGATGCGCTGGTCCATTTCTGGTCAGCGGAATATACTTTACGTAACATGGTCTTATGCAAGTAAGTGCGTTTTTTTGCACCATTGCGCTCGCCTCTCTCTTTTTCCACGATATTCTGTAACTTCGGGAAAATACGCTTGGATAAATCTGCAAATTGTGATGCAATCATTTTATTTTTCCTCCTTTATTTTTAATCGTGCATGAAATATAATGAAGGCAGTGCGGTCTTCAAGGCAGCTTTGATACTGTCAATAGGGTAGGGCAGGGCCTTGTCGTTGATCTCTCCGTCATATTGGATGGCTCCTCTTGCATCACTTGCAGGTGTCGTGCGCACCCATATTCCAGCATATTCGTAATTCTCAGGAAGTGAGGAATACGCATTATCTGACACGGGCATGGGCTTGTAGTCATATTCATCATTTGTACTGCGGATGATAATATGTCCGGCTTTTACATATTTTTCATTGAAGCCTTCCATGTTCAGAGAGCGGCCACCGATAATTCTTCCGCCTTTGCGACGGATAACCACTGAATCCATTCCGGTCTCAAACGATTCAAGCTCGTTTGACAAATTTACTGTTCCTGGCATTGTCCTTTACTTTTTTTGATGCGGTTAGAAGTTATTGACAATACTGTCAATTTCTGCATCCGTTAATAATTCAATTTCTTTATCAGGCTTTCCTGTTCCTGCCGCAGGCGGCGTTCCCAATGTGGAGAGGCCGGCATCGGCACGTTCCTGGTTGTAAGCCTTTAAATCCTCTTCGACTTCAGATAGAAACTGTTCGAACTCCTCGTCATTCTCAAAGTTCATTTTAGAGAAGCTTTTTAATGTGCGGTTGCCGAATGTGCCTGTATCTTTCAAGAGACTTTCAAGTTTGCTTTTGCGCAAGGAGCTGGTCTTCTCTCCCTCCAATGCAGCAAATCGGGCATCCTGTTGTTCTCTGTAAGCTTTGAACCATGCAGGCTCTTCGTCCTTGTTTTCCTCTTTGTCTTGGGGTTTCTTCTTTGAAGCTGGTTTCGGAGTATCATTCGGAAAGTTGTCATTCGGTTCATCGTCCGGTTCCGCTTCGGGGTGGTTTTTCTTCCATTCGTCAAGCAGACGGTTGGCTTGCGACTGGCCGAAAGTGAGGTAGGGGAGAACCGCTTCGATCTTTTCGTCAATCTCTGCGTTTACATCCTCTTCGGAGGCATCTTCTTGGGATTCAAGGTTATCGGCAATCTTGGCGGCGATACCCTTTAATTCCTTTGAGTTGAACCCTAACGCCTTCGCTTTAAGTTTCAACTTTACAAAAACTTGTTGTCTTCTGTCCATTGTAGAATGAATTTTAAGTTATTAGATAAAATAGTCTGCACGGTAAATGTATGCCAGCAGACTATTTCCGTAGAACTTAAAAACACTCTTAGAGCAATGAGCTTTCATGTCCTGTTGTGCTATAATGAAACGGGTCACAACGTGGCGTACATCTCCATACGCTATTCATATGCAAATATACTAATTTATTTGATATTCAAATAAATTAATCGCTTTTTTATGATAATTAGTGTATCTTTTTAGTATGTTCGCTGGTTATATGGCAGGAAATGCCAAGCTATCACCAAGGTTTTTTGGACACCACTGAGTCTTTAACTTAGCGGCAGTTAATTAAATTGTTTGTTATGGATTTTATGGGGTGATGTATAAACCTAACGACATACGAACTTCCTAATGATATAATGAGTAATACCAGATATATTAAAATGGGATAATGGAAACTATATATGAAGTCGTGAAATAAATAGTATGCAAAAAAAGTGTGAACCAGCCACAAGTTGGTGGAATGTCTTCCCCAAAACCGCAACATCCAAGATATATGTTTGTTATGTTTCATACAAACATAACATATTAAGAAAGGTATCACAAAAAATGGATTTAGCATACTGGGACCTAACATCATTCTAAGTATGCAAAGAGTTGACAGACCACAGATCAATAGAAAATTCCTCTTTGGAGAAGAATATCGGGAAAAATAAGATTGGAAATATTCAAATATGTTGTAACGGGCGAATAAGGCTCCGCAAATGAATGTGAATAAAAGAGTAATATACCATGCAACAACCTGTAGTGGTTGACTGGTACGGAATATAGATTTTCCGATAGTATTTGTAATAATGTATAATATGCACAGCACCGTGACGGTTGTAAGAGTTGTTTTGAGATCCAGCTTATCCAAAATGTTGAATATATGTTTGGAACTAATAACAAGCAAGACATAAGGAAGAAAAAACCACCATTCTCTATTGTAGCTGCAATCCAATGCAATAAAATTACAAATAAATTCCGTCAAGTTTCCTGGATAATTTTGGGGTCTTATGAAGCAGGCCAATGGAATGAATAGTAAAAATACGATCCAGTAGTTTATATAAAGATTGAAGATGCGGTTCCATGACCTCATGATTCTTTGATTTTGTTTATAAGTGATGGCAAGTCCGTATCCGCTGAGAAATATGTATATTGGAACACAGAAGGCTGCCACCCGGCTCAATGCTAATACAAGCGGCTTCCCATTCCAAAAATAAATATAAGTCTGGCATTGTTCTACATTGGCTGTCGTATTGAAAAGATGGAGAAATAACATCATCAGAATGGCGATTCCTTTTAGCTGTAACGTTTCTTCTTTGGTCATAACCTGTTAATGAATTAAAAGAGTTGAAAATATGTTTGACAGATTATGTATACTGTTGACATTTAATTAATTAAAGCTTATTAAGCTATTAATATAAAATGATGATACATAATTAATATACAATATTCGTAAAAAACTTCGAGATTTGCAAACAAATAGCAGGTGATTTGGCTGATGAGATTGGGAAAGTAGTCCGTCAAGATGTTGTGCCAAAGTTTTCTAATTCGGAAACTGCTGCATCGAATATTATTTTTGAAGTGGACATGATTGGTTTTAAATCTTCCTTGAACAGGCGGAAAAAGACCGTGAATATTGGAAGAAATCAGGTAATAAGGCTATCATGAAAAAGATAACCGATTTGCTGAAAGATATCGCGGAGTACCCATATACAGGAATCGGCAAGCTGGAGCCATTAAAATATGAATTAGCTGGATATTGGTCGCGGCGGATTTATTCTGAACATCGTATCATCTATTCGGTGCATGATGATATAGTGACAGTATATGTGCTTTCTATGAGATACCATTATACCAGATAAAAACGCACGACACGGGAGTAATCCGGTACTTCGTATCGTGAAACTGAATATAATTGTACATCAGAGATTATTCTTTGAGATATTTATAAGCCTTTAGGTATTTGTTAAATCTGCAAATATCTTTTTCTGTGAGTTCATTTAAGCGTGTTATATCCATGTTATCTTCTAAATCATGTAATTTAACCTGTCTTCCTATAGGATTAAGCCTGGATCGTTTTATGAAATCTTCATAGCTTTCGTTTTTATTACGGGTAACTGAAAGTATAGCATCTACTATATTGCGAGAAAACCCTTCCATCAGTAAATATTCAGCAGTAACTTCGGTATCTTCTATCGTATCGTGCAACAAAGCAACAATTCTTTCTTCGTCAGTAGAACATCTGTTTGAAACACGAATAGGATGAAAAATATAAGGTGCTCCAGTTTTATCAACTTGATAAATATGCGCATCAACTGCGATTTGCAGTGCTTTTTCTAATAATGAATTATCCATAATCAATATGTTTCTATTACACGATTTAAAAATTTAGTTCTCAACGTCTTCTTGATAACACGTTTCATGTCCTTGTCAAGGTATGTATATGCTTTATCAAAAATATTATCCGGTACTCCGTAGAATGCTTCTGCTAATCCTCCAGCAATGCAAGCAATTGTATCACTATCTCCACCTATTGATACGGCATTACGAATCGCATCTTCAAACCCGTTACTTTCATGAAAGCAGATTATTGCTTGCGGTACAGTTACCTGGCAACTTTCATCAAACTTATTGCATGAACGAATGAAGGCAACTGTTTGTGATAAGTCATATCCAAATGTAGATTCTAACCATTTTTTTACATCGCTTTTAGTGTGTCCGGTGCGCAATAAGAATATTGAACCTGCAATAGCTTGTGCGCCTTTGATACCTTCTTTGTGATTATGAGTTACTTTTGCGCTTTTCTCCGCTTCTTCAAGAACCTTTGTCAGTGAATTATAATAGAAACCAATTTGACTAACACGCATGGCAGAACCATTACCATAACTGTTATATGGTTGTGGGTTATTACTTCTCCACCATCTTTCAAAGGACACACCGTAAGAGCCTTTGGGGTTCGGATATTTCCTGCACCATTCCAACAGCACATCTTTATAGTCTATCTTCCGGTATATAGCATCAGCAATCGCAATAGTACAAATGGTATCATCTGTAAAACTGCAATCTTTAGTAAACAGTTCGAATTCTTTAGTATTGATATTGTTAAATTCAAAGCGGGAACCTACAATATCACCTATTATTGCTCCAATCATAGTGGTATTATTTATGTATAAAGGTAAGAAAATTATTTGATTTGGCGAAATATAGTATCTTATATTTCCTCCATATAGATATATAAATTGCCGAATACCTTCTTATCAACAGCTTTGATTTTTGTAATTTTAAACTCGGAAGATTTGTTGAACAATATTTCTTTTTCTTCCTGCATATCGGATATAGATGATATGTCCACTCCATTTTTACCTTTGATTTCAAAGATAACTTTATACTCTGTTCCATCGGCAAAATCCTCTGCTACAAGCTTATTGGCGGATGTTGACATAAAGCCGTTCTCTATGTAGTCATCGCCTTTCTTTAAAGATTTCAGTTTGTCAAATATTATTCTGTCAGCAGTAATGCCACGATAACTTGTTCCAATACACTTGTTAGAAAGGTTAATGTATTTGCTGATACCATCAATGACAGAAAGCGTTTCTTCATCAAGCTGCTTTCTTTGACCTCTTAAATATTGTATATTTGGAAATAGTCTCAATATATGTTTTTATCTTCTTTCAGAAAAGATGGATTATCTTTCAAAAAGTATGGAAGTGTACCTCGTTTCTTGGCATTATCAATTCGTCGCTGATTATCGAGAACCCACTTCTTGAAGCTGTCCGGCACATCTTTCACTTCGTTCACACTTTCAGTACTTGCTTCACTACGTCCGTCCCACGCCCAAAACTCCTCTTCTGTTTTGAGAATAGGAATTTTATAGCATCTGCAATTAGACCCCCAAAAGCATTTTCCATTGCGACGGATATACATGATATGGTTTTTCTCCAGAGTAAGGTCATATACAAACCCATCGTAATGCTGAATCTCTTTATGGAACACTGTCGCCGTGACGGAATAGCATTCACGGATTGAATAACAATCGTAGTTTGAAGTTATGATACTTCCGTTGCTTTTGTGCGACACTCCAGCCTTGTTCACTGAAAAGGACGGACGATTTCCGGATTTCAGAATAAGCTCAGACAAATCCCCTGCCATACGTTCAGATACGGTAAAATAGAGGATTTCATCCTTGTCTGACTTAAACTCTGTTCCATGATTACCTACAAAAGATTTGCATGGTCGCCTGTATCCATCACAAAGCATAAAGGCATTAAGAAATATTCTGATCTGTCTGACAGATGCATTCTTTATCACAGACGGTATAAATTTATGGGAACACTTGCCGAATATTTTCAGATAATTCCTTATTGGAGTACTATAAAATGCAACTTTTTGCTTGTCTAAATGTGGCTCAAATCCGATACGCTTCACGCAGTTTACAATTCTGTCCCGTGCAGGCTCACCTTCTTGTTGGGAGATAACAACCCCGGCGTTTCCCATTGTACTTCCGTCTGAAAGCCAATACCCCATAAACTCACAAAACAGGTCAAATGGTATTTTGATGTTGTCTATCTCATAAAATGCAACATCTTCTGACTCATATTCGCATCCTCTATAAAAAGCCCCTTTCCCCTTTGTGTACTCTTTAGCTTGGCAGTTCTTTATCCTGCCATCATTCTTGTTTAAATAAACCATATTATGTTCCGGTGTAACCAAACAGTCCAATGATTTATTGAAAAAGTGTATCATGTCACCATTATATCGGTAACACTGCCTATTCGTAGACTCTACCCACTCAGGTGTTCTGTTAGTAGGATTCAATGACAATATCAAATCATCATCAAATACATCTTTAAACAGTTTCCACCCTCTGTTTGTAAGCACTTCGCTGTCATCGGAATAACAATTCGGGTGCCAACCAACCCAAGTAAAATCCTTGGGATATTTCCCGGCAAGGGATTCGCATACAGTGCAAGGAAACTCTCTTCCGGAGCGTTTGATTTCATAACCTACCACAAAGTCCATTTGCTTCCAACGCTCATTTTCGGCGGTCCGGTAAGCCATATTGATTTCAGACCGAGCCAACCGGATAGAACGGTATTCACAATCTTTTAGATGTTCTGCACTTCCGTACTTCTCTTTGTAGTCTTTTTGGAGCGATGGAAAATCAAGGAGGTGTTTGGATATTTGCTTGCTTAGGGCAACGGCACTTGTTCCTTTCTGAATAGCACAGGAGATGGCGGCTTCCAGTTCCTCCTTGTAAACGGTGGACTGTTGCCAGAGTTTAGCCGATACATCAAACCCTCTGTCCCTGCGGTTCTGAAATGCTTTCAAAGCATCAGAATTGGTTTGATAGAGAACTTTGTACTTTTCTTTATCAATAGTGGCGGTATAGGCTTTCAGAACCTTGTCAGCCATCAAATCTTGTACCTCATTGCTATTCTTCCACTCATCAGAAGTACCACGATAGATAACAGACCGAATATCATCTACGAACTGAGCTTGAATGTCCGCAATAGACTTCTTGGTTTGCGGATAGTCAGAAAACTTGAAGACAGTACCACTGTCGGCATCATATTCAGTATTCAATGCAATCTTTGCGGCTTCCAGATTAAGAGTATCGTATATCTGCTCAACAAGGGCAACATATCTGTTTAGCCGGCTGTTGAGTTCCTGATATTTCTTCTTCTGATTTGGAATGTTTGGTTTTGCCATACTATTCTGTTTTTAAGCTATTTTTTGGAGTGGGTAGAAAAAACATGGGGGGTAAGACAAAAAAGATGGTTCTGTTTTTAAGATTAGCTCACTTTTTTCTTGAACTTGTCACATACGTCACGGTTAAGAAAGCGGCTGGAAGTGAAAAATGGACAACGGCACATGAAGAACTCACATCTCAACTTCTTCTCATGTCGGTCATACGAATGCACACAATCCTTGCAATGGTATGAGGATATGTTAGAGGGTATCATCTTTTTTGACATGGCGTTATTCTTCAATTCTATCAGGTGCCGGCATTTCCAGCAGCCTGATAGCCTTAATCGTTTTCCTACCTTCCAAGATAGCTTTGCATAATCTATGGTATCCGTCTGCTATTTGTCCTACTTCATCCAATATAATAGGGTAGTCTAAAGAACAATCACGAACACGTTTGCATTGAAAGATGAAGCTATGAAGCTGACTACACTCAAATGGTTCAACAGTCAGGTCTATATTCCACAATGGCATATCACGTACAGGGTACTCCTTTGCTTTCGCAAAATTATAAAGTGTTTGAGCATTCCATATCTTATTGCCTCTGTGGTATTCACTTTCAGCGAAAGTCATATTATCTATTGGTACTTTCATGCTATTTACTTATTTAGCAAGGTGCGCCAGCGTTACAGACATCCAACGCACCCGTTACACTTTTTACATGTGGCAGATAGGCTATTGAACAATCTCCCAATCATCAGCAAACACATCGCTAATAGACGGAACCCATGAATCAGCACGCCCGGTGTTCTCATTGTAAATAAGGCATTGACTAGTATAGTCAATGAAACCCTTACCTTTCAGAATAAGGTCTTTTGCTGATTGCGGAAGAGATTGCATCTTGGGGATAATGTCGCTTTCTATATGAGCTGGGATTTGCTTGATAACAAATGCCCATTTGTCGTTCCAGCCCTTTCTACGGATAGCGCCACCTTGTTTCAAAACGTCTATAGCATCACCGAAACAGATAGGAGTTTCTTCCTTGACTTCTCGATATGATTCTTCAAACAGTTTTTGGGGTGACCAACTTTCATAGCCATATTCAGTACGAGTGTGATATCCCAGTTTATAAGACTCATTCTTTTCTATTTCACTTTTTACTAAGCCTTTACTGCAAGCTTCACCCAATGTCATAGGTTCTGCCTCAATCTGTTTTGTTCCAATATACTTTTTCATATATCTGTAGTAATTTAATTATTCTCCAGGAGTATATGTACCGGTAATAGAGGCAGTGCTGTCATCGGTCAGAGTCGCTGTGCCGGTAATGACTGTACCTTTGATAGTCAAAGCTATTGATTTGATTTTTGCACCGGCATCGCCTTTGTCTCCTTTCGCTCCAGCAGCACCTTGTTCTCCTTTATCTCCTTTGGGCCCAGTTTGTCCCTGTTCACCTTTATCACCTTTGGTGCCAACTACACCTGTATCTCCTTTCTGCCCTTTGAGGTTCTTAAAAGCGAAATTCAGCTTGCCTTCTTTCATTGTTACATCCACAGAAGGTGTACCTACATTCGCATCAACGCTGGCGGTTGCCTCGGTTACGGATGAGCCATTACCACTCGCTTGAGGTAATACAATCATCTTAGCGGCAGTAACAGCGGTAGTACTGACAATGCGAATCATCATCCCGACAGGTACACAAAGGTCGATTACCCGCTGATAAGGACCGTGAAGTGGAATCGCATCATAGGCACTTGGTTCCATTTCAGGCATGTGCCGGTAGATTTTTAGCGGTTCAACATTTCCGTTGTCTATTTGAATTACACAATTGCCTTCAGAGGCGAAATCTGCGACAAATACGCCTTCTTGTTCTTTAAATACAATATTTTTCATGTTTCCTATATTTGTTATTTACTATTCGGCACCTTCAAACAAGTTGTTCATCCTTGCCTGTCGGTCCGCTTTGTCTTCTTTTTGAATCTGGTTTAATGTTCCTTTGGGATCATTGGAGTAACCTGCCATTTCGATGGATTCAAGCTGGCTGAATATCGCTTTGCCTCCATTCCCTTTCATACATCTGTTAATCAGCGCGTCCTCATCATTCTGAATAAACGGAGTAATGACATGCTCAACTTCTATATTGTCAATCTCATCAGCCCATGAAGTATTCATCATTTTCAGAAATTCTTTGATGACATTACACTCCCGTTCAAAGAACTCTATCCAGGCACCTGACTCATCCCCGATTTTCAGATGGGCGTCAGACAATATCATTTGTCTGGCATCAAAACCTATGTTACCAAGACTTTTCATGTTTTCGAAAGATAGGTCTGGCATCTGGGCCTGCATGAAGAAAAGCTTGAGCAATGTATCCACATGATATTTCAGGGCTTCTATGGCCTGGGTCCATGAAACATAAGCTATGTCACCGCCATTCTTTAGACGGAACAATCTGCGGGCCTCTCCCTTGTCCTCGTCACCGACAAGTTCGCCTGTCACTTTCAGTAAGGGGGCGGAATTGTAGGCTATCACGTCTGAGTTACGGGAGAGCGTGTATTCAATTTCCTCACGGATATGCTCTAGTCCATGAAAAACAGGAGCGGGGCGGTATGCATAAACTCCGGGAATCTTTTTGAGGATAATCCTTTCGGGATCTGTAACAGCAATCCAGCTGGCTTCCCCCTGTTGTTTCCACTTGTAATGACGGTCAGCGGTATATGTCTCAAAGAAAGTGACCTCCTTATCCTTTATCTTCTTCTTATATTCGAAGGACATGGCGATCATGTCTCCCCACTCGTCAAACAAGGGATATAATCTAACCCCGTCCATTGGCGAGTATGTCTTGCATTTCAGCTTATACTTGCTGTTGAATCCGTATAGTGTGTTGGGTCTCTCTACCACATACCAGATAGTGAAAATTTCACAGGATGCGAAATAGGCATTGCCACGTCTGATGTTTTCGGAATCTATACGGGCATATTTATAGATTGCTTCAATAGCTTTGGTTATCTGCTGGCGTTTTTTATTTTCTTCCGTATTATGGTAGACACGTCTGACGGGAATAGCGAAAGCGAATTCCGTAATACGTTTCACAAGCAGTTTCTCCAGGCCAAGATGAATACGCGAAGCCGGCTCGACTCTTCCATCAGATTTTATTTTGTCTTTACGAGAAAATTTATCAGTTACAATTTTATGTCTGGAAGGATCGTAATCTTTCAGCGACTTGCTCCATTCCGGCACATCTACTGATTTTTCTTTCAAATCACTGATAATGTCAGAAACAGGTCTTGTACTGTCAAGGATTGTGGTTATTTCGTCCATTGTTATACTGTTGTGTGGTGCAGCTTCGCACCGCTTGTTTTTTATTTGGATAGGAATTTATTCACGAAATATACTTGTCCTTTGCCGGTTACTTTGGTCGTGGTCGTGACAAGCATGGTACCATCCGGCTTGTTGATGGTGGTTTGCTTCAGCTCAAAAAGTCCCAATTTCATAGATTTCTGCGTCGGCTGATTGTAGTAGTCACCCTTTTGACAAAGATAACCATTCTCGCGCATCCAGCTAAACAAACGGTTCTGACCGATATTCACCCCATTTTGTTGTAATATTTTAGCCAGTTCAGCAATTAAACAAGAGCGATGTGAAGTTGAGACAGCATCAGCAAAAAGGACTTTAGGAGCATCTTTTTGGATCTTCCGCTCAGCCTCTATAAGACGCTGTTCTTTTCGTTTCAGTGTTTCTTGTGCCACAATAAGCGCACGTGCCATGATTTCTTCTGGAGTGTCGTCCATTTTGGTAGCGATGTAGCCACCTGTCTTACGGATACATGGCAACACTTCGCTTGTTACCCATTTGCGGAACTTTTTAGCTTCAGGCTTACGACTATCCAATATTGTATCATACAAACCATCCTCATCAACAAAATTTGCCTGTTGGATTCCACCGGCTGTTTCAAGGGGATACTTTGAAAGTACATCCTTATCTAATCTTTGCGCTACCTTACTGGGAATCAAATCCAAAATCTGGCATACATCTGCTAAGCAAAAGAAAGGTTCGTTATTCTCACTCATTGCAATTCTTACCTTTCCGAATTGCTCATTCTCAAAAATTTTAATTGTGTTCATAATGTAGTTCCGTACTCCTTCATACGGTGGTTAGTTACACATAATACTGCTCCAAAAAGAAACCGGATAATACAATACGCACTACCCGGTAACGTGAAGGAGCACGTTAGCACCAAATGCTATGTCGCAAATATAATCATTTTATTTGAAAAACAAATAAAATAAAACTATTTCAGAGGAATATTGCAAAGGATTTCTTGTGCACATTTTCCTCTCAAATAATCTACGGTGATGGCAGCTATGGATTTTGACTGTACAGTTTTCAGCTCATCATATCTGTTAAAAGTGACATCATTATTTTTAAGAATTTCCAATGCTTTAGTATATCCTTCTTTGGCAGAAGCATTAACAAACTTGTTTATTTTCTTCTTCTGCAATATCGCTTCTATCTTATTGATAGTATCGGCAATATGTTCTTCCTGCGGAATGGGCAATTTATGCCCTAAGAATATTGCCATACGGTTTAAATCTTGCTGTTTCATAATTCCTGTATTTCAATTTATGCAACTCACAACATATTTCGTAGAATATCCTCATCACTGACAGCCAAGTAATCCCACGGAAAGAATGTATTGGCGAGGGAATCGAACCAGTCAGGAGAACGTTTGATACGTTTTTTAATCTCCTCTTTCTTTTCTATGATGATACTGCCATTACTCATAAATCCCCAATGTGTTTCCGTTGCTTCTTCCATAAGTTTATCACAGGGTGGGAGAGCGGCACCAAACCCATTTTTGGGATTAAGCCAGTCACGTACCGCCCAAAACAGATAAGCCCTCATGTTGGCGAAGGTGTATTCGCCTGTTATATCATGCAGCCCACGTGCGCTCTCGGAGAACTTACAAGAATACACATTTTGGTACCCAAGTTCCTGCAACCGAGATAACACTCCTGCTCCTTCGCCGATAGTATCAATAAATGCTTTCGCACCCTTCTTGTCAAGATATCTGGTTATCATTCCGGCTACGTGCATGTGGTCTGCCGTTCCAGCAGACTGGTGCGCTTCAAACTCACTGACATAGTTGCCATATCTTAGACACAGCACACTGTCATCACGTCCCATGCCGGCAACATCGACACCAATCTTGCAGCTTTTCTTTGGAACAAAATCATCTTCTTGCAGTTTCCTCCAATTCTCGTTGGCGATTTCAATCCATTCGTAGGGGATAAGCACATCTTCCGCCACTTTAGGGAACATACCGAGCACTTTCACACGGAACAAGTCATTCGGCCGATATAGACCGTCTTCCCATTTGAAGTCCCCTTCACCTTCGTTGAAGTCAGCTTGCTGGATAGGTGAGCACCAGTTTTCCACTTTGTCTTTCACCCATTCATAATCAACTTGACCAGGAATAACTATTTTCTTGCTTACAACATTCTCAGCATTAAGGGAACTTAACCTGAATTTGGCAAAACGGTCAGACTTCATGGCACGTGCAGCATATCCTGTGGTCACGTTAGGGTTGAACACTATTAGCAAACGGGAATTTCCCTGCAAATTACCTTCGATGGCATTGTAGATAACTTCTGATATACCGGAGGCTTCCGTAACAACAAACAATGTGTTTACGGCATGGAATCCAGACCATGCTTCCATATTGTCATCAGAACTCTTGAACCCCGTTAGAAACCATTCTTCGTAGTTGGTTCTGATTCCTGAAGACAATAAACGTCCAGGCAGGAAACCAGCATTCCGGAATAGCCTGGAAACTTCCGGTATCATAATATCTTTTACTTGGCGACCGGACGGAGCTGTCATTGCAATTTTGGTATTCTTTACCAATCTTCCGTTAACCCAGCGTGGAGTAAGATACATAAAGCACATAGCGGCACAAGCGGCACAGAAATCCTTGCCACGGGCAGTTCCGGAGGCTACAGCGGTCATTCGGTTGTATTGAACCGAGTGAATAATATCCTGCTGTTCTTTATCCAAACGCGCTTTCAGCACATCGGAACAGAACTTGCACCAATCGTCTCTCCACGCCTGTATATACAAGGCTGCCTTATCGCTCAGATCCATTATTCTTCTATTTTGTCCGGCAATTCTTTTATCAAACTTTCGAATGGATTGACATTGACATCCTGCTCGACACGCTCAACATAACCACGTTTCTTACCCTTTGTTTTCAGATAAAAGATTATCGCAGTTAAATCATCATTATTGATTGCGGAAAGCAATTTAGATTCGACTACATCAATGGTTTCTTCTTCTACTTCCTCAGCACGTTCCTTGAACTTAAGGTCACTGTCCCGCCATTTGTAATAACAGGCTCTCGTTATACCTACTTTCTGGCAGGCATACGAAACAATTCCATGACTTTCACGGAAATGTTTCAAAAACAATTCTTGTCTTTCCTTCTTTCCCATAATTTTATAACTTTACATGCCGATACGTCTTCGGCTTTTCACCAAAGACGCATCGGATATACACTAGTTATCAATTAAAACATTCAATCAAACAAGGACTGCTGTACGCATCCGTCCTCAATCTCTTTCATTTTTTTCTCATCCGGCCTCGGAGTTATATGATCCTTGTCATAGAATCCGTTCTTCTCCAGATAGAAAAATCTGTCCCAACCACATTGGTCGTATTCACCTTCTTTGTAAGGGGTTAATGCGGATTGTTCGGCAATGATAAATTCTTTTTTGGTCTTTCCTCTTTGCTTCCCTTTATGGGTATGGCAGTCAAATACATAATCAGGTATTGACATGTATCTGTTGTCATAGTCTTTCAAACATGTGACAGGATAAGGGAAATCATTTGCATAGAAACCGCAATATCCGTATTTTACAACTTTCAGAAGTACGGTAACAGCCTTTGCTACGAAAATGGATGATTTAGGTGAACTACCGGGTTGCATATCGTCTGCTTTCTTCAATGCGACAATTTCAGTGGTAATAGCCTGATAGTTGAGATTACCTGCTATCATAATAAGCCGTTTCCAAAGGAACTCCCGATACCTTACCATTAACTCATTGGCCAGATAACCGGCTCTGATATCGTCTTTGCCGATTATGGCACGTTCCAATAATCCGGCAACTAAAAACATGTCATGCCCATTTTTGGTGTAACATCCGGCATTACTTCCGACATATTCATCCTTTGGCAATTCTATCCTGTCTCTTGAATTAAGCAGGTTACAGGCGAAATAATCAGCATCACGATTCTTTCTTGTGGCAAGAAGAATGCCGAGAGCCTTTTCAATGAATAGAGGTGATTTGTCCTGCCAGCTTTGTGCGTCATCAGCCTGTTTGAGTGCTACAATCTTATTCGTAACAAGGTCATAACAATCCTCTGCTGAAACACAGAGTAATCGCTTCCACAGATATTTTCTAAATCGTGGTGCCAACTCGTTAGCAGCATAGCAGGCATAGTCTTTGTTGCTCCTGCGTATTGCCTTCTGAATGAGGGATGAAACCTCAAACATATTGTGACCGTTTTTTGTGTATAGTGCATTTGCCATATCTCAATCTATTATGCGATTTCAAATTTTGAATTTGGATTCAATTTAATCAATCTTGCTATCATTTCCTCTGCCGTTTTTTCAGTTCCACAAAACTGATGAAATGTAGGGCGAGCAGATTTCGTTCCATCTTTCTTTATTTTGTAAATAAATGCACCTTTTGGCAAACCTTTTGAATTAATGTACTTTGTTGCTTTCATTGTCTATCTCTTATTTTAAATTATTACTTTGCTTTTCTTTTATAATGCTAAGATACTGATTTATAGTGAGATATTAAAATTTAAATATCTGATTAACAATGAGTTAAACAATGATTAACGGCTTATATATCATCAATGCAAATACATTTTGGTTTATGTGTTATAAAGTCATTGGCAACATTACAACCATAAGCTCCAACATTAGAAATAAGAATCTTATCACCAATATTAGTTGGACCGGAATAATCACGATGGATAATATCATTCTCAATACAGGTACATCCGTAAATGGTAGCGTGTTCGACGTAATCGCTATCGTTTGAAAGCACATTGCAAGGTGGATTTTTCGTATGGCAGACAAAACCGACATCATCACGCTTGCAATCCACAACGAGCATTGTTTTTCCTCTGATAACTTTCTTGCCGATAATGGTTGCAAGTAGAAACATGGAAGTGGAAACTATCGGTGTGCCATTCTCGGTGATAAGCTGCACTTCTCCATCAGGGAACTCTCTTGCAAAGACTTCACCAATAGTTTTGGCATACTCCTCATACAATGGTATATATTCTCCATATTGAGCTTTTAAACTGTCATCCATGCGACCGAACATGTTGCCGCCAATATCAACTATATTGGCTCCAAGTTCTTTTGCATATCGAGCCATCATTTCGGTACGCTTCTTGAAATATGACAGTCCACGAGCATAAGAAATATGACAATGAACACATTTGACTTTTATCAATCCTCTTCGTTGTAGTTCTATGATTTCTTGATAACTTTTGCTATCAACATCAATTCCAAATCTTGAAACTATGCCATTTCCAATATCAAAATTTAGACGCACTCCAATTGCAAGCGGTGAGGTGTATATTCCGATAAGTGAACCAAGCTCACCTACATTATCAACGTTCACTATTCCACCATGATTAGCACATCGTATCTTATTGCCCAAATCAGGGATAACCCCATTGTATATAATCCGGCTGTCATCAAATCCATAGTTCCGTGCAAGCTGATACTCTTTGGGAGAAACAACTTCTGCATATCCACCGACTTCTTTTACCACATTGATGAATTCTTTGCAGTAATTCGTCTTGAAACTGTACCCGATATTATAGTTTGGGTAGTATTTTCTGAAAGCGGCTACAAAATCGGTGATATTCCGTTTGAAGTCATTTTTGTCTGCAATGTATAGAGGTGTTTTCAAATCATCGCTTGACATTAATCTTTGCTGTATTTTTTCTAAAGTCAAATTCATAATACTTTCCCCATTTATTTTTCATTGCACATCTATATTCGTAGTTCTTTCTGGAATCAATGGTGGTTCCTCCTTCATTGGAAGCTTGGATACCGTAGCTGTGAAAATATTTAGGCAGGAGTACAACTCTGTTCATAAGCAGTTCCTGTAACATCATATCAACATCGGATATCGCCGGGTCTTTCAGATCATATCTAGCCTTGAGTGCTTTCTTGTTTATCCATCTTACATGACCGGGCATTCCCTTAAAACAAAATTCCTTGTCATACACATACAAAGCCATTTGTGGATTATCAAAAGCAAGCCCAAGATTTAAATCGTAAAGTAGCTGGCCGATACGGAGTATTTCATCACATGTGCGTTCTTTCCAGTCAGGGTAGTTTTCTGCTGTGATGGCAGTATAATTGTCAAGTCGATAACAGAAACGCTTTATATCATCATCGGCAACAAATATCACATCCTCCGGTGTGTTTTCAATTATCCAATATAGCGTTGACATGAAACTATGTACCTTGCCGCCACATTCAAGCGTGGCATCCTTAGGAATGACAAGCATATCATCTATGCCGGCATTTCTATAAGCATCAGCTTCTTCTTCCCTAACGACATAAGTACAGTATTCAAGGCAATTCTTAGTCATTATTTTATGAGGTCGCTGATATGACATGACGTATATGTTAAACGTAATACCGGGTGTCATAGAACTTTTTCATTTTTAATCCATAATTTAGTTCATATGTGGATGGAATTTCATAACCAAGTAATTGTTTGCATCGCAAATAAACCATATTGCAACCTGCATGACGTACAAACGGGAGAGAGGCATTGATACGCGGGTTTATTTCAAGCAGTACCACCTTGCCGCCCTTCTTCAGAATGAAGTCAAAAGCCACATTACCATCAAGTTCAAGTTCTCTCACAATCTTGCTGACAATATCATACGCCATGTCGTTGGACTGGATTTCTCCATACATAATGGAGCCGAAAGCCATCATGTAGCCAACATAACCGCAGATATGAGTAACTACTCCTTTGTCTGCAAGCGCACTAACGGTGTAATCCAGTCCTTCGATTCTCTGCTGAAGGATAACCTTATTTTTACCATCGTCAACGATGGATTTCAAATCAAGCAAGGATATGTATCTGTTTTCTCCGAACTTGTTGAATAGAGAGGTATCATTGCACTTCTTGTCATCCACAACGGCGAAGCCTTTACCGCCGCACAGACTATCCACTTTACAACAGATAGAGCTGTTTTTGTACTTGAACATAGAGGCGAAAGCATCCACATCGGAAACACTCTCAGGAATGATCTGTTTGGGCATTAAGCCGGCATAACAACTATAAAGAGCAATCTTATTGTTGGCAACCAGAAGACTGTCAATAGAAGAAACAGATACAAGAATACCGTTTTGCTCAAACTTATCTTTAGCGCGAGCCATTATTTCCAACTCCAATGTCGCTGTAGGCATGATGATTGAAACATCATATTCCTTGCATAAGGATATGAGTGTTTCAACATAATTTGGAGCGGAAACGGGCGGAACCACAAAATTACCGTCTGACAGTTCAGCAGGCGGGAGGTTGGCCGCAACAGAATTTGCGACATACACTTTTATATCAACTCCGTCTTCATTGTTTTTCAAACAATCTATCACTTCCTTTACGTGGATGGAGCAGCACGTAAGCAGTACATTGAAATTTTTCATTGTTCTTTTTCTTTTTTAGGCATAATCTGGGCTTTTATATCATCGTACCATACGGCACGTGCTTTAATCTTACGCTCTCTGGTGGCGTTTCTGGATACAAGAACTTTCTTGTTGTCAATTCCAAGAGCACGGGTCAGATTCAGATGGTCTATCTCGTTACGACATACAATCATCACATAATCGTATTTTTCATAGCGTATCAGTTCCATATCCTTGATCTTTGTTTCTTTGACATTCAGATTTTCAAGGTCAAGGCTCAAATCGATTTTCAAGTCTGCGGTCCATTCAGCCAGCTTGTCCATATCCCATTCGCCGGCATGTGTGTTCGCTTTGATATTAATAGCCTTTAATTCTGATTCACTGTAACCAATAAGGCGTTTGCACAAAACTTGAGTGTCAGGATTCTCCATAAGAATGGAAACACGTTGGTGTCCGGATATGATATTGTTGTGTTCGTCAATGACGATAACGCCGAAATCGCCAAGGTTGTCAAGTGACTCCTTCAGCTTCTCCTTGGCCTTCTTCTTTAATGGTTTACGGGGATTCCCAAACTCTGTCTTAAGTTCGGACACAGGCAGTTCTATAATTTCTATTCTTTTATCCATTGCTCTTTTTTTATAGTGAATATATGTACGTTAGGCCTGACAGAGGAAGTACCGATATCATTAAATCCGAGTTTCAAGGCATTCTTCCATGCAGCGGTATTACAGGGATTGATATATTGGTAAACCCCATTCATTTTAGCGATGCGGAAAGCATATTCAAGGATAAGCCGGTTACATTCATAGCCTATGCCTTTACCCAAAAAGGCTTTGTTAAGGATATGAGTGTGAAGTTCTCCAAATCTGTATGCTGATTCATCTATTCTATCTATGAAAACATTGCCGACATATATGCCGTCTGCCAGAACAGCAAAGCGTATACACTCATCACTTTCTGACTGTTCTCTATAAAAGTTGTTTTCTGATTCAAGGGATAGGGGAGAGTAGGGGCTTTCGCAAATAGCGTACTTCCATATATCCTTATCCTTACGCATCCTCCAGCTATGTTCTGCGTCGGATATTCTTTGAGGCCTTATTGTTACTTCCATATTTTCCAGGTTATGTACAACTTCATACATTTTCTGCGTAAATGCCTGCCGGGCATATTCCCGACAGGCTTAAACACAAACTCAATCATTTTTCAAGCTACTCGCAAGAGCACTCATGCAATTTTTCGGCTTCTTTCAGTCGTGTCAGATGGCAATTTCCATCACCCCGTAAATTACATAAGCCTTTTTGTCCTTGTTTTCGCTTGACTACTACTAAGGGTTGCGGGAACTCAAGGATTCGAACCTTGTTCTTCGGATTTTCAGTCCGACGCATAGACCAACTTTGCTAAATTCCCTTGTTAGCTAATTGAAGGAAGCAAGACTTGAACTTGCAATCGGATGATATTCCACGCTGTCAGACTGTTTACGTCCATCCTTTTTCACCGCTGACAGGCGGCTACTTAACAATCCCATTTCTGTCATTCCTTCAATTTAGCTGTTTTCTCTTATTTCTGCCTCAAAAATACAACATTTTATTTGTCTTTCAAATAAAATTGGGCAAAAATACTACTTTTCTACTCTTAAGGTCTCAACCTTCCAACATTTCATCATATGGTCTGTATCTATTCCTATATTGAAGCGTTTGCCTATATAGTTTTCGTGCGCTTCTTGTTCCGGAAGGTTAATGGGGGTAACGAACCAGTCTTCATTGCCATGCTCGTCTTTCAGATAGACTTTTACTATCGTTTTCATAATTCCTCAAATTTTCCAAGTTCACATTCTATAATATCAACTTCACTTTCATTGGTATATAAACCATTTTCTTTGGCAGCATCAATAGCAGCATTTTCATAAAGAAATACACCGAAACACACTCTACTTGATTTTGTTTTCCAAATATCAGTTTGAAACAAAACGTATACTTTATTCTTCATCTCCCCACAACTTTAGTGCAAGTTCATAATTCTTCTGTGCCTCATTTACGGCTTTCTTGGCATAAGTAAGAGTGTAGGCGTGTTCTCGTGGGTATTTGCCGGACTTCACACCTTCATGGAATTCTTTAGCTTGTTCCAGCTTATGTTCGTAGAAATCGATACTTTCAGGCATTGAAAGATTGATCGTTTCAGCACGTTTTTCCCAATACTTGGCTACTCTTTCATGTTCGGCAGCCTTGTCGCTGAGCTCAGCACTTTTGCCCATATTGTTCCAGGAATCTTCTATCACCTTCCTGTGCCGCTTTTCACTATGATGTCCGACTTTGATTGGTTCGCCTAAGGAAAGGAAATCTCTATCTTTGTTCGAGCGATTGAAATACTCATTACTCTTTTGTGCAGCCAATGATGCCCAATCATGCCTGCGTTCCGCTCTTTGCTTCGCCCATTCCTGTACATTGAAACCATCTGCTCTGACGATGGAATAGTAATAAAAGCCATCTTTCTCGAAAATCAGATTAAAAACGATGTTTTCATTTTCTTTGCCGTACTTGGTTGTAACCTCAATAACTTCTCCTTTTTCGTGCTTTTCATCGCACTTTGCCAAAAATACATTTGGACAGAATTTGTGATAAGTGTTCATTGCTCTTATTGTTTATAAATTTCTATACTTTGCCATTCTTTTGACATTTAGTTCCCAATCTGTTTTCACGTAATTCTCAACATCTTCTAAACTTCCAATCTTTTCGGGTATTGATGAACCACACATATAATATCCGAAACAACCATCTTTCTTATAGATGTATCCGTATGTTGTCCCTGATGGAGATTTGCAAATAGCTATTTTTTCTTTCATTGCTCTATGATTTATCCGTTATACATTGCAGATATCTCTTCTGCTTTCAATTCTTTGGCAAGCTCTCCATTCTTGTAGAAGCGTACAGCAACAACTCTCACCGTTTCTGACAAGAACCGACCACAATCATTGGTTAACTTCACTTTTATCTTGCTTGCCTTGGCTAAACTTTTTGTACGCTTCTTTATTGTGTTTTTGAATCCGAAAACATAATCTTCGGTATCAATCTCAAATGAATATGTTGTGGAATACATTACTCTTTGAAGCTCTTTTGTTAGTTCTGTTACTTTGCTCATTTGCTCTCTTCTATTATTAGTCGTTATTATTTCCAAGAAGTTCTTGTAAAGCAGACTTATATCCGTCCAACGCCTGTTGTGTATATCCCAATCTGAATTTTTTATCTGCTGAAAGAGAGTCGTTGTTCAATCCTTTTTCAATAGCTTCAATGTTTGCTTTGTAGTATCTGATAAGTTCTTCTGTTTTCATTGCTTTTGACTTTTACTTGTTATTAATAGGTGTTATTTTGATATTGTAAAGATACAAATAAATAATTGATTTACAATGGTTTATATCTTTTGTTTTCATCATAAAACACTGAAAGACAAAGATTTAACTTTTACTTGCAGAAACGAAAAAGGCAGAACGGACTTCTCCATTCTGCCTTAATGCAAGCAAATGTTCTATGAATATAAAATTAACTTCAAACAAATGTAGGCGTAAACTCGATACCCAACGCACGCGCAATGCGGAAAAAACTTGATAACTGGATATCTACTTCCCCTTTTTCCACACGGGCGATATAACTTTGCTCCTTACCAATTTTCTGCGCCAATTGCTTCTGGGTCAATTTTAGCTCCTTGCGGCGTTCACGAAGTATATCACCATAATACCATGCCATCGACTTCTCATTGAACTTCTCACGAGTATCTGTACCATGTTCCCCATATTTCTCATTAAGTTGCTGGTTGGTTGTTCTGAGTCTTGCCAACTTCTTTTCATCTAACTGTATCATAATGCTAAATCTTTTAAAATTCGTATTGCTTTGGCTATTTGCTTATTGTAATCCTTTGTAGATTTCTTTAAAAATCCGTTAAGCAGGATTATTTTTGTTGCTAAAATGACATTGCTGTTGTCAATTGCAAATAACACAGTTCTGTACTCATTAGAGCCGACTGACACACGCATTTCATATAAGTCTGTTCCATCCAAATGCTTTATATACTTTACAGGCAAGGCATACACCGTTTGTACAAGTTCAAATGTATACTCGAACTTATCCTTTACCCTTGCATTTAGATCATTGTAGAACTCTTCAAATTCCTCTGTCTTGTATATGGTTCTTATATCAGTGGTTTTAGTTTCTATTGATTCCATGATGCAAATATAACTAATTAGTTATAATGTAACAAGCTTTACGCCCTATTTTACACTAAACTTTTTCATTGCTCAAATACTTTTCTGTGATTATTTCAACCGATTTGCTTATCATGGAATCTGTGTCGATTCCTATCTGTTGGTAGAAGTTCTCATTTCCGGCAAGACTTTCACTTGCAATTTGCAGTGTTCTGCGTTCTTCTTTGGTGAATCCGATGCGGAAGGTGCGGAAGATGGATAACGCTTCTTTCAGGCACCCGGACTCGAATAAATTGATTGCTTTTTCTGTTTTTGTTCTCATATCCTGATATTTAGATGTGAATGTATAATATATTTGATATCAAAATGTTATAAATTAAATTACCATCATAAACAACTAATAGATCCCTAAAACAGCCTTATACAATTCAAAATTCTTGTTTTCAACATATTCATCGGAAGCATAGCGTTTAGCTCTGGCATACCACTTATGGAAGCAATCAGAACAATACCAGCAATTAAGGACTGCGATGTAGAATCCATCTTGGCAATTACTGGAACCACAGCTGTCGCAAATTCCGACACATCCATATTCACTGAGCGCGCATATCATTTCGCCACGAGTGGCTTGTATGATCTTGAATCCTTTCTTGTTTTCGTAAACTTTTGCCATCTTTAGTTACTTTGGTTCCCATTACATTAATCTCCTGTCTTCATTTACACTTTCGGCATGAATCCCTTTTTGAATTTCAATATTTCGACCGACATTTATTCCTTCCTTAGCACATAGCCTATCAATTTTGGCTTGTGATTCTCGTGCATTGCCAATCTTCTCATTTTTGAGAAATTCATCTATTTCTGCTTTTGAAGCGACTACCAATGCAGTTACATTATTTGTTTCTTCCAAACCTTGCTTCATGGAAGCAAATTTATCGCCCAAACCAATGACGCAGCCATACAGAAAGGATTTCATATACATAGCAAGCGTTTTAGGCGTAATTCCATATTTACGAATACATTCATACTTGTAGTTTGGATATTTCCTTTTCCCGATAATAACAAATTGATGCGCCAAGAATGAAATCAGATACAACACTACTTCTACATTCTTCTTGCGACCAATGATCTGAAATTTATCCCTTACCATACGGTAATTCTTGGGCCTGCTTACAATAAGGCTTCGGCACATATTATATTCGCATACCGTTGATACAAGAAAATCATACCAAACACCGTTGCTCATTTCAACCTTGTAAGGTATCTCTTCTGCTATTACCGGGTTCTCCAGTTTCTCCTGCTCTGGTATATCTTCTTCTGACAGGTTGTATTCCATCAGCAGACGGGCGATACCTGTTGCTGCCGCATGTGCTTCGCCTTCATTGCCTAACGCTTTAGCTGATTCTTTTAGGTTCATCAGCTTACGAAGCTTCTCTAAAATTTTGTCTCTTTTCGTTTCCATTGTAGTTCACCCTCTAATAATCACATATCTTCCGGCAGCTATTTCACTTCTATACTCGACAGAATAGCCTTTGTCTATAAATGCTCTTATGACATTATCGTGCGCCAACTCCGAAATTTGGTGTATGTCTTTAGCGTCACTTCCAGTATTTTTTGCCCAACAATGAGGCCAGTTATTTCCCCATCCTACGCCATAATGAAAGTAAACACATTCACCTTTCTCTTTGATTTCCGAGAGGATGAAAGATGCAAGTGCGTCTTCCTCGGATTTTCTTCTATTTGATTTTGGTATTTCTATTGTCAACATACTGATTTATTTTTAGCGTCCAACCATTTGTCCCGATTTTCTCTACACGCCTCTAAGGTAGGCGCACAACAAGCAAAGAGTTCACCACTTTCAGTACGGTAATCGTACTGGTACATTCTCACTCTCTTACCTCTCAACCTGGTGTTGTAGGTGGTGTAATTCTCTTTACCGGGCTGGCATACGCTGCAACCTCTTTCGTCGTTAATTGAGTTCATAATTAAATCCCCATTTTACTAATTATTTTCTGACTGATTTTTTCTGCAACCATAGTTTTCAGCTCTTCAATATCAAGAAGGGACACAATGATATTTGCATCAAATTCTTTGGCTACATTCTTTGCAACTGCTCTAACAAATGTGCCGTCTTGTATTGATTTGCTTACGCTTTTGCCTATTCTTCTTGTTACTTCTGCATTTACTATCTGCTCAATATTGAGGCTTTTTACAGCATCACTGACAGCTTTAGACATTGCATTATTCAATGCCACACTGTCTACATCAAGTTCTAACGTACAATTACCTTTCATTTATAATCTATATTTAATGTTTCGCATTCAATTTTTCGCATTCAATTTTTCTTCACTCGTATAAGCCACTACAAGCCCTGTTTCATCATGCTGTATGGTGATGTACTTTTCACCCCTCTCTATAGTAGAGAAGTCATAAGGGGTTACCATCTTACCCAATACCTTGCCCAGTTGCTTCATCAGTGGGGCTTCAGGGCTGATAACTAAAACTAAATCTGCTTTCATAATCGTGTATATTGTGGTAGCCATAAGGCTACCGGATTAGAACTCAACCAATATCAATCTTTCTAAAGAACCTGATGCTTTCACCCACATATGATTATGTCCGAAACCATAATCGAAAAACAGTTTAAAATAAGGGTGTCTTACTATTAAAGAGCTCATACAGCCTCTTAACTCGTCTTCTGACATACAAGAAGTTATTTCATTGATAATTTGAACGAAAAGGTGTAAAACTTCTGGTTCATTATTCAATAACGGTTTTTCTATAACTGCTTTTAAAAATATATTTTCTTTCATATTCTTCTATATTGCGCAGGGCTTTCGCCCTGCCGATTTATGTTAATGCGTTTTATCCTCATGTAATAACTCGCAGTAAACTGGTGTTGTGGCATCTGTGTGCTTATTGGCTATAAGAACCTCATTACTATCCCAGTTAATATATACCTGTGTAGCAAATGCACCGAAAAACTGAATTTCTTTCGTGCCAAACAATACCACCGCGTCATCATTTACATTTGCAAGTGCTGCAATTAATTCTTTCTTGGTCATATTCTTTTTTGTTGCGCAGGGCTTTCGCCCTGCTGGTTATTATGCTATCTTTAGCTCTTTAAGTCTCATATCTACCAATGATTTCAGCTTGCGAGTATCAAATAGTGGACTTCTATACCCATCTTTGATAAGCTGTATCATTTCTTTATAACCAACCTTACATACAACCTCTGTCTTCATGCTGTTATCATAAATAGCAGAATTGCAAGCGGTTATTGTGAATGCCATTGTTTTGTAACCTTTATCCTTCTTCATGATAGATGCAAACAAATACATATATACAGCATTTTTCATGCTATTCAAGGCATCTTCTTGACTGGCATTTACCTTTCTACCACCTAAAAAGTCACCACATTCAATTTCTTGACCTTTTTTGATAATAGACAATGTACTGATGTACATTTTAATATCTGTTGCTTTCATATCTTCTATGTTTTAATTGTTAGTAATATTGGTTTCTTTTATATAGCTAAGATACTGATTATTAGCGATGTGTACAAATATAACCATCTGATTAACAGTGAGTTAAACTTGATTTAAGTTAAAGTTGGATATTGACATGTTCATTTCAGTCGCGCTTTGTATGAATACCGTCCAATGATATGTGCAATGCTTTTTCATATATCGACTTATCCCAATTAGAAAATAATCGTTAACTTTGTTCATACTTTTAAAATTATAGGTGCATGAAAAAAATTGTGACTTTATTTGCAACCGTGCTTCTGTTATATGGTTGTGGAAGTGTTCCTTTGACAGGCAGGAAACAGATGCTGCTTGTATCCGACTCCTAAGTGCTTTCATCAAGTCTGACCCAGTATTCGGAATATATCAAGTCGGCACCGATATCAAGTAACGCGACAAAGAAAGCGATGGTGACACGTGTCGGAAAGAAAATAGCCGCTGCCACGGAACAATACTTGGAAAATA